CTCTTGGTTTTCAATAACGATTCTTCGCAAACGACCATTAGGGCCTCGTACTTTGCGAGCCGTTGCTCCAAGGCCGTGCTTGAAGCCCGGTGGGATAGCAACAGACTCGCCGTCTGATTCCATCTCAAACGACTGTGGTTCGGCTTCGGCAGGAGCAGGACGAGTCATATCTTCAAATGAAACATCAGCCTGTGCCATAATTTCCTTCCGGTCGTCTTCGCTAAGACCTGCTTGCTGTATCAATTTCTCCAAAGGTATCTCTTTTCCTGTTTCAGGGTCAAATGTTTTGCCTCCCGTAAGGGCTTGGTTCATCAATTGGTCCTTTACCTTTTGTCTTGCACTTTCGTCGGTTCTTTCAGCCAATTCTTCGCCTAAGAACTTCATTCTTTCTTCATCGCCCATGCCTGCAACTTTTTCATTCCGAGCAACCTGTCGCTCTTCTTCTTGCTGTTCTCTGGCTTGTTGAATCAATTCTTCGGCACTTAGTTCACCCGGTTCAAAAACCGGTTCCGGTCGAGACACAGCCGTTGATTTAGGATTGCGTTTAGCACTGAACAAATCAGTGTCAAAAGCCGCCTTGGCATCAGGGTAGTTGCCGTAATAATCCTTGTATGCAGAAAAATCATCGCCTGCTTTCGGCTTGTTTGCGTCTTCTTTTTCGCTACCGCCAAAACTACGCATGGCCTCTTCGTCATTGTCACCGAATTTCAATATGTCACTTTTGCGTACAAGTATTCTGCTCATTGATTTCACGCTCCAGATTCATCGTGTGTTCCAAGGTTGAAGTCCATCTTTTGACCACAGGTTCGACATTTGTCGACCCAACAGAAGTACAGCATGCCGCACGCTTTACACCGTGTACCTGAGCCAATGTTCATAACATCTGCGGCTTTACTGGTACGAACCCGTTGCTTTTGGGTAATGCCCTCTAACGGACGCTCTGTGTTAAACACTGAGCCACTGCCGTAAGATTCTGCAAGGCGGATGCCACGCTTCTGCAAGCGTTCGATTTCTTCCAAGCCGAGGTTGTTCTGTGACTCCATTCAATCGCCTCAGACTGTGTAGGTGAGGAGGAAGTAATGGTTGCCAAGTGACATGAAAGGCTCGATAGTGACAAGAGCGGTAGTGTTTGCGGCGGCTACACCAAGAGCACCTGTGCCACCAGTGGCACGAATGTCTGCTTGGATGAGCGCAGTTGCCGTACCATCAGCCATAGCACGAGGGCTATAAGGGCCGATGACTCGGGTTCCATATCCACTGAGTACTGCCATCGTTGGTCACCTCAAGAGCGGCGACCAATTGCAATGAATGTACCTGCTTGTTCCGGGGCTTTTGCGGTAGCATCGGCACCACCAGCCACTTCACCAGCACTGATACGGATTGTAGTACCGTCGATACGAACATCGGGTGCAAAGACCAGCGATGAAACTGGTGGTGATGCACCTGTGTCAGTTGTATCACGAGTAGCAATAGCACCACTGCTGTTTGCACCGGCAAAGTCAATGCTTGAAAGCATTGAACTCAAGTCGATATTGATGTCAGAGGCTTCATAGGAACCTGTGACAATCATTCGGTCACCGAAAACGGTTGGTCGGGGGTCAATTGTAATAGCCATTATTGTTCATCTCCTGTTGTTGATTCTGGTTGTGCCTCTGCGGGTTCTTCTGCGACTGGCGCAGGTTCTTCCGGCTCTGGTACAGGCTCTGGTGCGGGTTCTGGGTTAAGAACATTTTCGACCATGCCAAGGAGGGTTGCTTTGGTTGCGTACTTGCCAACCGTTGCACCGTTGTCCTTTAGCCAAGCCGTGATGTCCTTTCGTGTCCATCCCTCATCAGGTAAGCCATCTTCACCGAGGTCTGTGGTCACAGGTTCTGGATTGTCGCCTTCGATTCTCCACCATTTGGCAGAGAACCGGTGACGGTATTGATTCAAGAACTCCTGTGTCACTTCCAACGGTTGCTGGCGAATCGCCACCAATCGTGTACAAGGGACCCTTCGTTCATAGAAGGGGCCCAGTGAAGTCACCGTAGGCACTTAACCACCTCAAGCCACAATCATCCAGCAAGTCACAAGTGCATCCGAGGTACCAGTGACTGTAAATTGAGCAACACCTGCTGTGATGTTCTTCAAAGTCACAGCGGCTGATGCCGTACTGTTGTCGCCAACAATCACGGCCAAAATCTTGGTTGCATCTCCTGAAAGGGTGATGGTTTCGTCATTGACCAACTTCGTTGTGAATTGACCGCAGACCAGTTTTGCACCGGCTGTTGCGTTGGTTGTGTTGGTGTTCTTTGCTTGGAAGCCCGAAATCGAGCCGGGGTAAGACCCAGCCGCCGCACCGCCGTCAAGCCATGCTGTGTCGGTTTCCAAAGTTCCTGCATAAAGGTCGAGAGTAAAACTCTCAGTAAATGCCGCGCTTCCACTTGGTGTGTATGTTATTCCCATATTTGTTCATCTCCATATTTGTTTTGTTCACCATCAATCTCAAGACAAGTCTCGGATTGAACCATGACCTCCAAAGAAAGTTGTCCAGACTTCACCCATTGTTCGGTAAAGTCCCTCTTGACCGAGGCGGTTAATGGCGAATGGGTCACCGGTTTCAATACCAGACTCGTAGTACTGAGTTGGTTTTGCAACACTAAAGTGAAGGTAGTCAGTGTCCAAGAAGTACATTCGGCTGATGCCGTCTGCTGTGACATCCTTGGATGGGATGATTGGGACACCGTTGTAGGTAGCGACGATGAATCCGGCTTCGATACCGGGAACACCCTTGACGCCGCCCATGGTTGGGGTCACACGCTTTTCTTCCATGAACCGCTGTTGGCTCTGGAGGAGTTGTTGCAGGCGCATCAAAGTGTCATATCCTGTGAGGATGACCTTTGGATTGCCACCACGGACCCAAATCTTCTGGAAGATGTCGTCGATGTGGTCGAGGCTGAGAACACGCTCAGTCAGCGAAGCGTCGGTTGCGACATTGACTTCTGCGTCGGACCAAGTGTTTGCATTTCGGTCGATGCTGTAAATGTCAAGGTCAGATGCGGCGCTCACATGCGCAGTGTTTCCTGTTGGACCTGCCGCCGCATGTCCTGTACCTGTACTGTCCATAGTTGAAGAAGCAGTGATTCGGTCCAAGGACTCGTAATCGTTGCCAGCAGGAGTGTCAACATCTTGCAAAAGCATCTTGTTGATTTCCTCTGCGTGGTGCTTGCCCATTTCCTCTTTGAGGACGGAGCGGATGTCACCAAGACCGTCATCCTTATCGTTAAGGAAGATTGCAACTTCGCTCATGTCGAAGGTGTGTGCAATGGTCTTTGGCTTTGCGGCCACATGTTGGAAGACAGGCTTGGTGGTTTCTGGAAGTGTTCCATTCTCAGCAATGCCGCCACCCTTACTTGAGTCAGGGCGAGCGGTCACGACACGCCATCCAGAGCGGTCCCAAGGCTTCTTGGGCAAGATGCTGAATGCGTTGAATTCTTGGTTGAGTTGGGACCACACTTTGCGTCCGTAGATTGCTTGGTAGGTACCAGCAGTCGTCGAGAGCATTGGTGCGTCGGCCTTCAGAAGTTCACTACCGGAGTATGCGTAGCCCATGTTTGAGCCTGCACCGTAGTAGTAGCGTTCCATATCGTTAATTGTTCGTAGGTAATTTCGTGCCATATATTATTCCTCCTCATTCAAATGCTTTCCCCGCAAGACTGTGGACTTCGTCCCAAGACATGTTTGCGAGGTCTTCGGTTGAAGGGACATTGATGGTTGGTGCGGCGGCCGACTTGCGGATGCTTGCACCTTCGGCGGAGCCGAGGTTGTCGATGCGACTGCTCAAGGAGGCGATTGCCTTCTCGATAGAAGCAAGTGGTTGGCGTGCGTCAAATTCTTGTGCACGGCGGGATTCGACTTCGTGAGTCTGTTCCTTAGCAAGTCGGTCAGCGAACACAGTTCCAAGAGAGGACTTGAGTTGCTTTTCGATGGATGCGGCCTTGTAGGCTTCGTATGCCATTTCGACTTGAGCGGAGGTGAGGTCGGCTGGGTGAAGGTAGCCCTTTGCAACATCTGCTTTGGAGCCACTGTTCAGGGCGCTGATTGCACCGGTTGATGGGTTGCCACCTTCTTGGGCTCGTCCACGGACTTGTCCAGCGAAGTATTCAGCACCGTCAACGGACGATGGGTTGTCGAAGCCACCAAGTTGTGCCTTCTCCAAGTTGTCGAAGTGAGAGCGTGCGCCAGCAGTGTCGACACCGCCAGCCTTGAGTGTGTTTTCCATCCAGTGAAGGTAGTCAGACGAGATGACATCGCTGTATTCGGATTTTGCGGCCATGTCTTGGTCGCCACCGTACATTTTGTCTTCCTTGTCCTTGTCTTCGGACATTTCTTTGCCCTTGTCTTCGGAAGGTTTCTCTTCATCTTTCTTTTCTTCTTTCTTATCCTTCATGGCTTCAAATGGGTTTTCGCCCTTCTCCATTCCATCAAGTCGCATGTTGATTCTGTCCAGTACGGACGATAGTTCATTCATTGTTGTGTCTTCTGTCATATTCGTGTCCTCCTTTAGAATTCTAAAGGTTGCTTCTGGGTTGATTCCCTTTTCGCAAATCGTCACTTCGTGGAGTTCTAACTTGGAGATTTCAGTGTAATCTCCATGCTTTGAATCGGATTTGTTGACACGCTTGAAAGCCTGTCCTCCGATACTGAACCCCCGTAGGGCACCCTTGCGAATTTCATTGGCCACTTCTCGGGCCTTTTCGATGTCATCACGAAGTTTGATGACAACAAAGAGTCCGGCATCATCAACGCCGGATTTCCAAAGTCGTCCACTGCTATCAGTGTAAGAGTCGATAACCGACCCGACTTGGATGTTGGAATGTGCGAGTTGCACATTGCGGAAGTCTTCTGCTTTCATGAACCCGCCAAATGCATCCTTTAGTGCATCACGGGTGATGAGGTCGCCTTGCTTGTCGACCATTTCGACGGAAGCATATCCTGCGACGACAAGGTCCTGACCGCTCTTCAGAATAGAAATACTACCTTCTTGGGAGAA